CGAAATCGAAACAACTAGAGATATTGCAAGGCAGATTCTTCGTCATCGTAGTTTTAGTTTTCAAGAGTTTAGCCAAAGATATGCCGATCCAACTAAGGACTTAGATTTTGTATTAAGAGAAGCACGTTATCAAGATACAAAAAATAGACAAAACAGCATAGAAATGGATATGAATGTAGATATCGACCGTCAGATTGCATATCAATGGCAACAAATGCAGACTCGCGTAATTACTGAAGCTAAAAATGCCTATGAATGGGCTATTAGTAAAGGTATCGCCAAAGAACAGGCTCGTGCAGTTCTGCCAGAGGGACTTATCACTTCAAGAATTTATATGAATGGCACTCTTCGTTCATGGATTCATTTTATCGAATTGCGTAGTTCAAACGGTACTCAAAAAGAACATCAAGAAGTTGCTAAAGAGTGTGCAAAAGTAATTGCTGAAGTATTTCCTTTAGCATCTGAATTCGTACAAGAATAAAAAGAGGAACACATGGAAGATATCATTCATGGTATTAAGGTAGACTATTCTCGTGATAATTTGTTTGATGAGTTAGGAAAGAAAAGATTAAAAGAAAGTTATATGCGAGATGAGGAAGTCTCGCCACAAGAAAGGTTTGCATATGTCTCAAAAGCATTCTCTTCCTCGCCGGAACACGCTCAGAGGTTATATGAGTACAGCAGTCAGCATTGGCTCAGTTATTCTACTCCCATTCTCTCTTTTGGGCGTAGTCGTCGTGGCTTGCCTATTTCATGTTTTTTACCATATATGCACGATAGTGCAGAAGGTTTGGTGGATTGTTTGTCGGAAGTAAATTGGCTTTCCATGTTGGGAGGCGGAATTGGGATCGGTATCGGTATTCGTTCAGCCGATGATAAATCAACTGGAATTATGCCGCATCTTCGCACATATGACGCATCATCTCTCGCCTATAGACAAGGTAGGACTCGTCGCGGTAGTTATGCTGCATATCTCAATATTAGTCATCCTGATATTCTCTTATTTTTAGAAATGCGCCGACCCACCGGTGATCCTAATATGCGAGCATTGAACCTTCATCATGGTATTAATATCACCGATGATTTCATGACTCTCATCGAAAAGTCTATGCTCGATCCAAATTTTGATGATACATGGGAACTTAAAGATCCGCACAACGGTGAAGTTCGTGATACTATATCAGCAAGAGAATTGTGGGAAAGAATTTTAACTCTTCGTATGGAAACTGGTGAGCCATATATTCACTTCATTGATACTAGTAATCGAATGATGCCAGAATTTCAGAAGAAGATAGGTCTTAGTATCAGACAATCAAATCTTTGCAGCGAAATTATCCTACCCACCGATAAAGATAGAACCGCAGTTTGCTGTCTATCATCAGTTAATTTGGAGTATTATGATGAATGGAAAGATAATCAATACTTTCTTAAAGATATTGCTGAAATGCTTGATAACGTGTTGCAGTATTTTATCGATAATGCTCCTGATTCTATTGCTCGTGCCAGGTTCTCTGCTTCTCGTGAGCGTAGTATTGGTATCGGTGCTCTTGGATTCCATGCTTACCTACAGAGAAAGAATGTAGCCTTTGAAGGTGCAATGGCTAAGTCTCTAAACAATAAAATTTTCAGGACAATTAGGACAAAACTCGATGATGCAAATCTTGAATTGGGTAAAGAAAGAGGCGAAGCCCCTGACTGCGCTGGCACTGGGCGTCGCTTTGCCCATGTTATGGCTATCGCTCCAAATGCTTCCTCTAGTATTATCATGGGTAATACTAGCCCATCTATTGAGCCTTATCGCGCTAATGCTTATCGTCAAGATACTCTTTCAGGGGCTTATCTGAATAAAAATAAGTATCTCGATAAAATTATTCGTGAGGCTAGTGAAAGTCCGGATAAAATTGATTATGATGAAACGTGGTCAAGTATTATCGCTAATGATGGTTCGATACAACACCTAGAATGGATGAGTGATTGGGTTAAAGATGTATTCAAGACATCTATGGAAATTGATCAACGTTGGCTTGTTGAACATGCAGCAGATCGTCAACAGTATATTGACCAAGCACAAAGTTTAAACCTATTCTTTAGACCAGATGTAAATGTAAAGTATCTTCATGCATGTCATTTCTTGGCATGGAAAAAAGGCTTGAAGACTCTTTACTACTGCCGCTCAGAGAAACTTGCAAAGGCTGATAAAGTATCGAAGAAGATTGAAAGGCAAGTTATCAATGAACTTGATATGACTGCTATTGCACAGGGCAATGAATGTTTGGCGTGTGAGGGATAATGGAACAACATCCCATTACTAACATTATAGGAATAATTTGTACATTTTTTCTTGTAATTTTGGTTGGTTTAGGTTTCTCCTGTATGATGTATACATACTATCCCGAAGAATATGAGATACTTAAACCTTATTATGAATTTGCAAAATCCAAAAAGGTGTGTTAAATGAAAAAAATATTAAGATTTACCGCTTCATGGTGCCAGCCATGTAAAGCGATGGCTAAAAATTTAGAAGAAGCAAAGTTGGATATTCCGATTGAGGTGATTGATATTGATGTACATGATGACGTTGCAATTGACCATGGTATTCGTTCAGTACCAACTTTAATTTTAAAAGATGGTACAACAGAAAAAAGACTAGTAGGCGTTCATACACATCAACAAATAAGAGACTGGGCAAACAATTAAGGAGCAAACATGAAACACATTTTTAATTTCACTTCAGATTCTTCAGATTGCATTCAAATGAATCAAAATTTAATTGATTGTAATCTGGATGAAATGTCTATACACTGCGATAATATTACAGATAATCAGTATATGTTTGAAAAATATAACATTACTAGCACACCGACTCTCGTTTTACTTGAAGAAGGATCTCCAATAAAAACTCTAGTTGGTCTTAAAACCGTAGAAGAAATTAAAGGCTGGATTTTATACAATTAAAAAATAACAAGGAGAAGTTGTGTATATTTACAGATGTAAAATTAATAAAGTTGTTGACGGAGATACCGTTGAGATCGATCTTGATCTAGGTTTTAATATTATTTTAGCTAATCAAAAAGTCAGAATGGCTGGAATTGATACACCAGAGTCGAGAACTTCAAATGCAGAAGAAAAAGAGAGAGGTATACTTTCAAAGAAAAAACTAGCAGAAAAATTACCAGTAGGAAGTTGGCAAAAAATTCAAACAATGAAAACAGATTCGAATGATGATAAATTTGGTCGTATTCTCGGTGTATTCATCATGGAAGATGGAATGAGCCTAAATCAGTGGCTTATTGATAATAATTATGCAGTTTTGTACCAAGGTGAAAATAAAGAATTGGTTCAAGAAGGACATCAATACAATAAGAAAAAATTAATCGAACGCGGAGAACTAAAGGGATGATTAAGAAAACCAAAACTAATCTTACCGAAGAAAGAAGTTATTTCAAACCATTCAATTATCCTTGGGCTTATGATGCATGGCTGAAACATGAACAAAGTCACTGGCTACACACCGAAGTTCCAATGATTGAAGATGTCAAAGATTGGAAAAATAGATTATCTAATGAAGAGAAACAATTCCTTACTCATATCTTCCGCTTTTTTACTCAAGGAGATATCGATGTTGCTGGTGGTTACGTCCGTAATTACCTTCCTTATTTTCCTCAGCCTGAAGTTCGGATGATGTTGTCTGGTTTTGCTGCTCGTGAAGCCCTACATATTGCAGCATATAGTCATTTGATCGAGACTCTAGGTTTACCTGAAGTTACCTATAATCAGTTTCTTGAATATGAGGCAATGAAAGAAAAACATGAATATCTATTAGAACATTCAAACGGTTCTGGAGATGCAACAGCAATTGCAAAGAATGTGGCTTTGTTTAGTGCGTTCACCGAGGGTATGCAATTGTTTAGTTCATTTATTATGTTGCTAAACTTTCCTCGCCATGGTAAGATGAAGGGTATGGGACAAATTGTAACATGGAGTATTGTAGATGAAACTATCCATGCAGAATCAATGATTAAATTGTTTAGAGCATATGTCGAAGAGAACAGAGAAATTTGGAATGATGATCTCAAAGGTCAAATCTATACTATTGCAACAAGAATGGTTGCACTCGAAGATCATTTTATTGATTTGGCATTTAGCATGGGCGGTATGCCTGACCTATCTTCTGATGACGTTAAACAGTATATTCGTTATATTACTGATCGTCGGCTTATTAGTCTTGGTCTCAAGGGCATAATGAAAGTCAAAAAGAATCCACTGCCTTGGGTTGAAGAAATGATTAATGCACCAACACATACAAATTTCTTTGAGAATCGTGCAACAGATTATGCCCGTGGTGCATTGAGCGGATCATGGAATGATGTATGGGGTAAAGCAGCATAATGTGGCGTTTGTGGGCTAAAGCACTTGGTGAGAAAGCGAGTTCTAATGATTATGAAGCGGATAAAGTAGCAGTCATTAGAACTCTAATTGTTTTGTTTTATATTATTACAAATGCGGTTATAATTGCTGGTGTTATTAGACACTGGTAGGAGAAAATCATGTTATATAAATTATCACCACAATATAAAAAATCTTTATATGATGTTGAGAATTGGTTCAAAGATGATAATGGTCAGAAAATGTGGATCGAGCGCGAGTATGGTTGGCGCTGGGGCCATTGTACCTTTGAATCAGAAGAAAAGCCAGATATAGATTTGAAGAATGAATATGGATTCAACTTGGAAGATATTGAAGTAATTGATTATGAATCTGATGATGGTTGTTGGAGTGATGTTCGTTGCTCAGATAATATTGATGAAGAATATAAAGAGAGACTATATGAAATGGACCATGATGAACTTGAAGAAGACGGTTGGAGATTGAATCATGTAGATACATACTTTATAGGTCCTCTAGAATTGGAAGATGAAAACGGTAATGTTTGGAAAGGAGAAGAGTGATGGCTGAAGAAAGTAAAGATGAGAAGAAAGTTGTAAATAAGAGGAAAGCAAATCAAATCACCACAACAGTTACAAATACAGGACAAATTGTTCTATTTGCTTTGTGTGATGATGGAACTATTTGGCAGATTCGGCCACTAAGTGATGAATCTAGTTGGTCACAAGTAAAGAAAGTACCAGCATGAACAAAGATATATTATGGCAAATAGAAGACTACGGACATTATATGTGCGATATGAGAAATGACGGTTTTAGTCAGTTTGAAGTTAAAAAGAAACTATATTTAATTTTGTGGGAAGTAGAAAAACAGTTAAAACATAGTCCTAAATTTTTAGGTGAAGAAGAATGGATATCTGAAAATAGACAATAATCTTGTGCATCGCAGCATAAATAATAGTTTGGCTCACAAGGCCCAACTATCAAGGACATAAAATGCAAATCCTATTACAAATAATCCATGAGATTATTGAACTTCGAAGAACCTATCCAGTCAAATATTACGAATAAGGGGAAACAAAATGACAGCCGATATGCTTCAAAAATCAAAAGACCTTTCTCTCTCGATGATTGATATTCATGAGAAAACCAACAAATCCGTATTAGATGCCTTCAGCAAATTTGCAGGTCACGATTTTGCTACATATACATGGGGACTCAATTATATCAATACAGAATCACACAGATATGCAAGACGATTCATCGAAGAACTCTCAAACTTCTCTCCAACAGGAGATAAGAAGTAATGTAAGTTATTTTCGCCCAGTGGTTAAAAACGGCTGGATCATAAAGTTTTCCGTTTGTAAAATTTCGGGCATACTTTTGGTGGTCGTTTCTAAGTACACTGGGCAAACTTTGATTCGATACTATGCTGAAGAAAATGATGCGGTAAGCTTTATAAATATGATAATAATAAAAGATGCTTATGACTATCAAATCTAGGGTTTTTCAATGACGATCACATTATCATCCGCAGGTAAAGTTATTCTTCCAGGAGCAGGTCCTTCTTGGTCTGGTACCGAAAATCTTTTAACTACACATATGCCTGGAGATACTTATGTAAATAATCTACACAACGGAGATTTTCGCGTTAATCAGAGATACACTAGTACAGTTACGGGTAATTCTATGGTTGTTGATCGATGGGGCAACAGTCACGGTGGAATGGGGACTCGATCTTTGCAGCTTGTATCGACAAATCAGTTTCCAGGATATTATATTAGAAGAACAATGACCTCTGCCGGCACTTATGCCAATTCCACATCATTTGAATGGATTGTTACTCAAGGAATCGAAGGAGCTAATTTATATAATTTAAATTTGGGTGGATCAACTACTAGTAAATTGACCGTAAGTTTATGGGTTAGAGCAAGTTTAACGGGAACTTCTGGAATATTATTGGCGGTTCAAAATTCATCAAATACTTGGTTCTATGCTTATCGATTGTTTACGATTAATGCAGCAAATAGATGGGAATATAAAACCGTAACGTTCGATGTTCACGGATCCACTAATTGTCCAATACCACCTGGAGATCGATCTTTCAGAATGTATGTATATGTCATAGGTGGATGTAATACCGGCTATCAAGGAGGATCAGAGAATACTTGGACTTCCTCACAGTTCTTTGCAAATTCGTCAATAACCAATTTCGCAGCAACAAATGGAGCCACATTTGATGTTGCTAGAATACAACTTGAAAAAGGTTCTTCTGCGACCCAATTTGAAACTATTCCTTTTGCATTAGAATTAAAAAGATGTCAGAGATATTATCAAAAAACATATCCTTATACTTCACCTCTAGGTACACAAAGCATAAATGGCGCTCATGGAGTAACTTGGATAAGTAGATATACAAATCAACTCGGAGGAGCTTATTATGCGATGTATTGGAGAGGAGGTGAAATGAGAACTACTCCTACAGTTACAACGTATGCTCCGATATCTGGTAATTCGGGTGTTGTATCTGCTGATACAGGACCTTGGGTAGATTTTTCCATAGCCGGTACAGGAATAAATACGAATCATTATAGAATAGTATTGTATCGAACCGGAGGATATGATTATATGGGCGGAGCCTGGCTTCACTACAGTGCGACCGCGGATATTTACTAAGTCGATAGGTAAAAACAAATGTCAGTAACTTTAACAGCGAACGGTTCAATTGTCTTTGGTACAAATCAAGATTCTGGCACCGAAGGCACACCAAGATATTTTATAGGCGGAAATGCAAATCCTCTCCGAAATAAAATAATTAATGGCAATATGCATATTGCACAAAGAAATGAAACTGCAACAACAACGCATCCAGGTGGAACTACCGATACAACTCAATTTCATTATGTAGCTGATAGGTTTAGGGTTGGAGCTTATTTTCCTTCAGGCGGTAATACAAATGTCGTATCACATAAAAGAGTCATAACCAGTGGACAATCCGAAACTCCCGATGGATACGATTCTTATATTCGAGTGGCTACTCTCGGATCCGCCTTTAGTATTGGCGCTAATGATTGGGTTATGATAAGAACAGGTATAGAAGGGATCGATACACATGATTTACATTGGGGTTCATCAAATGGTGTGCCGGCATGTCTCTCTTTCTGGGCTAGAGCATATGCAACAGGAGTCTATAATATAGCAGTTTGGAATGGTGGAGTCACAAGGATTTTTACTTCACCATTTTATATAAATGCAACAAACACCTGGTATAAATTTTATATTCCTATACCCCCATGTGGAGATGGAACATGGCAGATCGCACCTGGAACGGCAGGAGTATTCATTGGGTGGATGTTAGCCGGAGGTTCTAATCTAAAAGTAGCCTCCACGGAAGACCATACTTGGGTATCATATGCAAGCGCAACTTCAAAGTATTTCACATCAACCAATTCTAGTGCTCTCACTGGGGCTCCAATAGGAGCATGGTTTGATTTAACTGGTGTTTGTTTCGAAAAAGCACCTTATATGAATTATTCTGCTCATGTTATGGCATTAAATTATGCACCATCAGCTTTAGGTAATATAGGATCTGTAATATTCAGCGGTGATTCTGATGATAATTTTTATACAGCCAATTTAGGTTTTACTACACAGTTTTTTGGACAATCATCCTCTCAAATATATTTCGGTACAAATGGACATTTAAATTTTACAACAACAAGTGGTGCATCAGGTATATACAGTGTTCACTATGGTCCCTCTGCTCCTTATTTGGGATTTTTTAGAACACTTAATACTGGTGGCGGAGGCGGCAGTGTCACAGATAAAAGACTAAAAAGTCTTTATGGTGGATCAACAACATTCACGATGGAGGATGGAAGTTCAGAACCAGGATACCATATGAGAGCAGTGGTGTATAATTACAACGGAAGTAATGCTGTAGAAACCATCATAGAATTTAGAATATATCAGAATTATACTTATGAAGGATTTAATGTCATTGATGTTCATTATATCCAAAACAATAATGGTGATATTGTATTAGAAGCTAATCCTGGTTATAATTCGCTTCAACAGTCCGGAGGCACAAACTCCGCATATGCTAGACAAGTATTTCCAAATAACACCGGCTCAAAAATGTATAGGGTCCTAACAAAAGCTAGAACAGGGGTATCTGGATCAGATTTGGCCTCAACTCCTGGTTCTTTTTGGGGAACAAGCAATTATAACGTAGCGAATTTGAATGCGGTAGATGTTACATCAATTACAAACCCAATACAATATAAATTAGGTGTTTCCTCAAATCCTCCAATTGTTGATATGAAAACACAGTCAATTTGTTGCCACAGATATTATGAAAAATTAATGCACCAGGATACTGTTATTCCTCCATCAGGAAATCTTGGTTCAAGAGATGGTCTATATCCTTATTTTAGAGGAAATATTGCAACTGCCCAACCATATTATATTCCATATAGTTTTTCTGAAAAGGCGGTTACACCAACTGTCACGATGTATAGTGATTCTGGTGTTAGAGGATATCTAACAATAAACGATGGTGTGAATTCGCATGTTGTAGGATCAACCACGTGGTTAGGTACTAGTGCTGGTATGATGTACTATAATTCATATGCTACAAGTCATTATGGTCTTTGGGCCTACACAGAAGTAAATGGCGAAATAGGAATTTAAAAGGTATAAAAATGACAATCGTTTTAGGACAAAATTACTTAGGACTTAATACTGATAATGTTTCTATTAATGGAAACCAGAATGTTGGCTTGTACACTCTTCAAGGTAATAGTTTTTTTCCATTTAAAAATAGAATAATAAATGGAGAATTCAATGTTAATCAGAGAAATAACGGACTTACAGTAAATAATGTCGTTGGACGAACATTTGGTCCAGATCGTTGGGGTTTAGGTGGCTCCACGGCCGGAGCGTTTTCTGTGAGAATTGCGAACGATGATCTTCCAGGTGCTCATTCGTTATATGTTATATATGTGAATGCCGCAACTTCAAATGATATTATTACATACAATATGCCGGTCACTAGGACATTTCCGTATTGTATAGAAATAAAATCTTTAAGCAGTCTATCTATAGGCACATCACATTCCTATGATTTCTTTCAAAATATTGAAGGAAGACACATCATGGATATGGACTTTGGAAATCTTGGAATAGGAAATTCCTATGGACAAACAAGATATATGTTATTGTCTTTTTTTATGAAACCCTCACTTTCGGGTTTTTACACCGTAAGATTTGAGGCGCCGTCTCCCTCCACTTTTAGATATAGGGTAAATGTCTATGGATATGCCAATCAGTGGGTGAGATATTCGATTCCTGTTCCTATTCCGACATCTGAAACATGGAGTATAAATCAAAGTACGGGACTTAGAGTAAATTGGTCTTTAGGCGCAAGTTCTTCGGTTTCGGGAGGGACACCTGGATTATGGGAAAGTACATCAAATGTCAAACTCAGTGGAAATATTGATTTAGTTTCGACATTAAATGCAACAATGAAATTAACTGGCATTCAATTAGAATACATCGGAAATTTACCTAGTCCTACTCCGACTTATCTGGTACCTTCTGATTTTCAAACTAGATCCTGGCAAACAGAATATGAATTATGCCTAAGATATTACCAAAAAAGTTACTTATATGGCACAAATGCTTGGACATCCACTACTGAAGGAATGTATATACAATCAAATAATTCTGGTGAAACCACAGTCCAGACATATAATCATATAAGGTGGCCTGGCGGTCCAATGAGGGGTCCCCCAACAGTTACTTTATATGGCCTCAACTCTTCAACCGCAGGTCGAGGATACATTTGGAATGGATCAGTAGGAGGTCTTGGTGATGAAGCCGCATTTGCGACGGCAATATCGGGTACCGCCGCGATGTTTTATATATCGCCAGTAACTTTAGGAAATCATTTTATGGCAGGTTTTAATTGGGTGGCTGATGCAGAGCCATCCTCATAATTTATTTAAAAAAGGAGTTTTGAATGTATAAGATAATATTAGATCCTATTGAAGGTAGAAATGGAAAGATTGGGAGTATTTTAAGATTAGCTGATATGGCTAATATTCCATTAGATCCACTTAATGCAGATTACCAGAGATATTTGAAATGGCTAGAAGGTTATGAGCCTGATGGAATAACGGGTTATATAAAAGTTTCTGATGGTAATGAACCAATCCCCGCGGATCCATTTCCTCCATTACCTGAGAATCCATAAACCTGCCTTGATTTAATGTTTTAATTGTAGTATATTATTATTTTTATGGAGATGATTATGAATCGTTGGAATATTGATGTAAACTTTAAACGTCCACATATTACACTCGTTGGTAAGTTACAGCCAGAATTGACTTTGACTGTCATTGACCATGAAAAGATCCTAGACCAGATCGAATCTAAACTAGAATCGACCAATTATACCGAGGCTAAAGATATTCTCCAGAGGTTTACTAAATGAATATCCTATACCTCCTACTTTCACGAAGTAAAGCATTCCAAGCCTACCTTCAATCTATTCAATATAGTACCTGATTATGTTTATGTTTGATGTTGAGACATTGGGTAAAAAGTCCAGTGCGGTGATATTATCATTAGCCGCAACACATTTTGATCCAGACTCCAATCCCAGCCCAGATATACTCCGACAAAATACATTCTTCATTAAGTTTGATGCCGAAGACCAGATCCGACGCCTCAAGCGTACCATTACACCATCATCCATTGAGTGGTGGAAGAAGCAATGTTATAATGCCCGAGCCAAATCCGTAATACCTACACCCATTGATGCCAAGTTTGAGGATGGGTATGAAT